TACCAGTTGTGGACTAAGATCCTTACCTACCTTACCTAGATAAACGTCAAATTGCTTTTTAAGCCAGTTTGCTTCCTTGCCTACTTCCAAATTACCCTTGGCTTTGGCACCTGTAGTTCCAGGAACAAACGATTTTGCCTTATTTGCCATACGTGATAAGAAACCTTGCGGTTTTTCATCGAGCTGTTGTTCTATCAGAATTTCATTTAAACGCATTGATTAACTTTCCATAACTGTTATGTAGTGTTATTTATTCCTTTACACTATTAGTAAGATCTAAAGATCTTATGCGTTTTCGCTTGCGCTCAACGCATTTTTCTTCTTTCTTACTTTATATATATGAAACACAACAACTGCGAAGCAGTTTTGTTAGCATCATGTAGATAGTAGAGCCACAATTCGCCCGTTGCCGGACGAATTAGTGTTGTTGAGCTTCATGTGAGTTAGCGTCACCAACCTGTTAAAGAAGATTACATATAATATGTGTGGAGGCGGCAGACCTTCAACCCCCTACTTCAGCATTCGCAAATATCCGCGGAAGGCAGTTGATCCCTAACAGTCGAAATCACTTGCCTTGTGGTTGTATCTTTTTCACAGAGCCACATCTTTCATGCCTTAAGTTAGCATTGTCCTTGCAACGCACCAGTATCTGAACGCACACTGCCCGCACGGCAGGCGTCCTCAAGATGGGTCGAGCAGCCCCGACCAAACCATGTTGCTATATTAAGCCTTGTTTTTGATGTGTCTTTCTAGGAGTGCCTTGCGCAATTTGTCTGAACCGCCTACTCTAACATTGATAATGCCATTGTAATATTCGTCTGATTCCAAAACCCTACGATCAAACTGCTCTCTTGCTTCAAGATAGGACATTTCTCCCCTACCGTGGCACATGTAGAGTATTTCTCTCGTAAAGTTTTCTGGGCCTAGTGCTTCCACATCAGCCTGTAGCCTATCGGATGAACCCCAATAGTCCTGCCAGTCCGATTCCTTGTGTCCGCGCCTTTTGTTTTTCTTGCCTTTGAGTGGTGGTTTGGTAGTTTTGAATTTGGCTAATTTCTTGCCTATGTATTTCTTGTTGTTGGTAGTATTGGTAATGAGATAAACGAAGCCTTCATATTCTTCTGGAATACTTTCAATAATGTTGCCTTCAAATGTCCAACTCGGATTCGTCATCAGTCTTACTTACTTTCGACGGACGACCAACCATGCCTTTTCTGGCTTCCTTTCTTTCCTGCCTCTTATTTTGAATTTCTAGCCTTCTTACACTTGCAAACTTACGTATCTCGGATAGCCAAAAGCGACTCTTAATTCCGGCTTCGTCACTGCCCTTGTATTCAAAGCGTTCCTGCCACTTAAAGTAGTTTTGGAATGCTTCGATCATCTTGTCGTGACTGTCAGTTGCCATACAACTATTGGATTATCTCTATATCGTTTGAATATGAAGTAAATCCATTCTCCTTGATAACTTTTAACACGTGATTAACACGACCTGCTAGATCATCTCTGTGCGAGATTAGGAACACGTTCTTGTTACGTTCACGTGTCATTTTTTTCAAAATACCAATTGAACTCTCAACACCAGCACTGTCCATACCACTGTCCACAAGTTCGTCGATGAATAACAAGTTAATGCCGTGATATAACGATTCCCACACGTCACGGAATGCCCAACTTAAACTTAAAATGAGTCTATTTCGCTCTCCTCTACTGAGGTTGTCAAAGTCTAGGTCCTGTCCCAGTTGTGTAATAACCACCGTTAAATCGTTCTGGAACTCCACAATGTGTGGCAATCCTACCTTGGCCAAGTAATAGGTTAATCGCTGATTTAGATATGCTAAATTCTGTTCGATGATCTTCTTACGCACAAATGAATCCTTGTTAGTAAGCAGTTTGTATAGGAAGTCCTGATGATCCTTAACCTTTGTAAGTTCGTTTAACTCTTCAAAACTCACTTCCTGTAATGCAGTTTCCTTTAAGTCTTCGATCTGTTCTGCATAAGGGTTTGTTTCTTCACGCTTCTGTGACAATTCCTTCTGCAAACTCTCAACTGTATTCCTGTGGTTGTATGCTTCTTCCACTGAATCATACTGCGTTACGGGGCAGTTTTCCAGTTCTCCGATGTCCTTTACAACTTTTGCGTGTTCCTCATACTGCGTTTCGTTTGTCAATAGTTGTAACGCTGCTTCCTTCAGGGTTTCTTCCTTCTGCTTTTTAATTTCTTCCTGCTTGTTATCGTGAATCTCCTGACCACAAGCATAACACTTGTGCTTGTCGATGGATTCTAATTCTTTTTTCAGGTTGGCAATTAGTTTTTCCTGCTTTTCGTCATCGGCTGTAATACTTGCCATCCAACGCTGTGCTTCTTCTAATTTTCTTTTCTTGTCATTAAAAGTTTCCCAACACTTGTGTGCTTCAATTTCTGCTTCAATGTCAATCTTTTCAAGCGCAGCAATGTTTTGCTCTAGTTCTTTTATATTTTGCTGTTTGTTATCTTCCCACATTCGCTGTTTGCGCTCAAGGCTTTCTATGTTCTGCTGAATTCTTTCATTGGATGCCTTGACAGTTTCAATTCTTGTATTTTCTGCGTTAATGGCATCTCTGTTTTCGCGCATCTTTTCCTTGAGTGCCTCTGCCTTTTCTGAAAGCAAGGTAATTCCTAATAACTGTTCAATGATCATTCTCTGATCATTTGGCTTGGAAGCAAGGAATGGTTCGGTGTATGTGTTCAGTGCAAGTATGTGCTTGAACATGTCATGGCTCATGCCGAATAGAGTTTCGATATCCTTCTGCGTTTCTCGGCTATCGCCCTGTGCTTCATCCTGATCAGTTGGTTCCTGTTCAGTTCCATTGACCGTAAATTTCAATACGTTTGGCTTTCTTCCTCTGTGGATGGAATAATCAATGCCATCCTTTTCAAAATCTACAGTGACCAACATGCCCTTGCCGTTGATCTTGTTGATGAGGTTGTCTCTCTTGATGTTTGTCAGTGCGTTGCCATAGATTGCGTAACTAAGCGCATTGACGATAGTGGTCTTACCAGTGCCGTTTCTGGAACCACTATCATCACCGCCCAAGTCAAGGTTTTCTCCCAACACGAGTGTTAGTTCGCCCTTGTCAAAGTCAATGGCCTGGGTCTGATTGCCCACGCTCATAAAATTCTTAACCGTAATATTTTTAATTTTTATCATTGTTTTTTATCGCCTTTGTGCCATGCTACCTGTTCTATCTCAACACTCCTGCATTTTGGACAGTGCCAGTATTCGTATAGTGTTTCATCACGCCCAAGTTCCTGTGCAACTCCCTTCCACCTGCATTCCCAGCAGATGAAGTTCCACCACGTTTCGTCCGTCATAGGTCTGAATAAATCTCCGTAAGCATACGCTTGTCGTATGTCTCGCTGTCTAACTGTTCAATCTGATTCATTACGATAGTATCAACGCTTTCAAACGAAATGTCAATAGGATCAATGTTGCTCTCTATTTCCACCTTTTCAGGAATCAGCATGAGTTCACGCAATTTAAACTGCGGAATGAACTGTTCCTTGATGAAGTTTGCTTCTTCAAATGTAATCTGCACGTCAATCGTTACACGGGCATGCATCTTTTCTCTAAGATGCTCTTCTGGTTTTTCCAACAGTTGCGAAAGTTTAAATGTTCTATACACCGGTTGATCTGGCCATGTCTTGTATTCAGGCTTGCCACCCCACTCCAAGAACATCATGCCACGCTCATCATCCCATGCGTCAGCATAGTTGTGTGGAAATGCATTGCCCATGTAGGTTACATTGCCCTTGGTCTGTCTTTTATGGAAGTGTCCTGAGAACACGTATTCCTGATTGACAAAGTGATCTGGTTGCAGCTCACCGTGGTCTGGCATCTCTACCATTGCATTCATCTTGAAGTATGGCAGTTCAAAGTGTCCAAATACATATCTTGATTTTATATCCTTAACTGTCTTCCATTCTTCTCCCACTAACCACGGCAAAAGTGTAACATCGCCTTCGGTGAACAGTTCAGTGATGGGAACAATATTAGGAAACAGTCGCATAAACTCTATGCTGTTAATCTCACGCTTGTCCTTGTAGAACAAATCGTGGTTACCAACCATGAAGTAGGTTTTCTCAAACGTATCGTTTAGTCTTTCTAGATTTGAAACTGTGTAGTTCATCGTGCTGACGTCTGTGGTCGCACGGTTATGGTGCCAATCTCCTAAGAAGATACAGGTCTCAGCACCAGCGGCTTTTGCTTCTTCGCAAAACCATTTTACAAATTCTTCACAATCTATGTTGTGTGCCCTGCTGCCACTCTTCATTCCAAAATGGATGTCTGTGAAGCAGGCTGCTTTCTTAAATAACGGCATTCTTTACTCCTTACTATATTGTAATGGATTCCGTGACAAAAGTCAAGACTTTTTCTTTTCGCCTCTTGGAACCACGTCTCCGTTGTCCCTGTCCGCATTTTGGCGTGTCCAACTTGGATTCATACCATTCATTTCCAATATGTCGTCACGAATGTTTTGGTTACGCTTTTCGATGTTGATAATTCTAACGAATGAATTGGTTACTGCTGCGGTATAGTATGCAAATGGATTCTGTGATTTTGACTCATCAAACTGCAATCCAATTTGTGCCAACTGTAGTATGGCCTGCCCCTTCATCTCATCATTGTAGGTATAGCCTCTAACGTTACCACGTGTTGCGTATCTGTCGCACAGTTTCATCCACATCAGTGCAAGTTTGTTAGTTGCTTTGCCAACCTTTGGATTGAACTGTCCGTTTTCCATTCCACCTTCCCAGTGGCTCTTGCCCACGCAGATTAGGTTACCCTTTTCATCAAACTTCCAATGCTGGAATGGTGGAAAGT